TTAAAAAGTTCTTCATCAAAAGTATGCATTCTTTCCATGCAAACTTGATTAACTTGTAGTCCATAATTATTATCACTCAAATCAAATATGTCGTAGATATTTGTTCCATCTTGTTTGACCATTAGATCCCTAGTTCCGAACGCACTACCAGGTGGAATCATAAATTCAAATCCACGATTTCTTGCGATACCTTTCAGTGATGCATACTGAAACATCTGATTTGCAAGTCGTCCAAGATTACCAAGATTATTAAATGTAATCATCATAATTCACGTTCTAAAACTATATGTTTTCCTTTACCTTCATAAGCAAGGAAATCTATACCTTTATATAATTGAACATCATCAATCTGATAGTTAGTCCAGTCACCTGCGTATGGTCTATCAACGTCTATGATACCTGCTAATGCATCAATCGAAGCACCTACATCTAGGAAAACAGCGTTACGATATTTTGATAGTCGATGTATCAAACCAGACTTTACATGTCCCATACCCATTAAAAATATATTTGATGTAGATTTCATCAACTGTGATGCTACCATTTTCTCTGTTGCTTCTAAATCATCACATGCAAATTTTTGAGGTAGTGAAATATAATCTTCAAATTTTTCTAATCCAAGATATTCTTGATATTGTGGTGCTTCCATCAAATTTTTTATAATATTTAATTTTGCTCCTGCACCTATCAATCCTATCTGTCCAGCGAAGGTTTTAAGTAACCATTTGTTAGCCACTAGACCATATCCAAACTCAGCAGGGTAATCAATTCTACGTTGTATAACATCTATAAAGTTCACTCTGTTTTCTGGATATATCTCACAAGTATAATAGTCACATTCTTGAGCACCCTTCACAAAAGCATCATGGTTTATCTCATCATAAGATTTACTTAACGCTCTACGACCAGGCGTAGCACTGCCTGTTGGTATTTTATTTAAAAAATAATAATCACCGTCGCCAAACTTATAAAATGTTTTTGGTTCTTTTAGATATACAAGTTCAATTAATAGATGTTTGAACTCCTCTAACTCCTCTTGAAATTGAGGATAGGTTGTTTCGTCATGAAAGCAAGGGTTCTGATCATTGTTGATCGTACCGTCTATTTTATATTGATCAAGATACATTATGAGTAAAATATTTTAAGAAAACTTTTGAATACGTTGTTATTGTTTATAAGTTTGTTTATCGTGAAATACTCCTTCACCCAATATATTACATATGTAATATCTTCCTCAGTCATTGCAGGATGGCATGGTAAACTTATAAGTTTTTTCCACTCTACATCTGCAACAGGATACTCACGTTGATTCATTCCTTTCACCACATTATACTTGTGTAAAGGTTTGAAATGAACACTAGTATGAATATTTTTTGAAGCAAGATAATCTATCAAACTATCACGATGATCAGGTGGAACTTTAGCACAGTAGTATTGCACAGTTTCACTATGTGGTGGTGCTTGAATACAATCTGCTAGTTCAGTATTATATCTTTTTTGTATATGTCTTCTCCACTCTAAATGCTTTGGTAACTTCTTCATTTGTTGTAAGCATATAGATGCCATGATATCAATCATGTAACACTTATATCCTAAAAGATCAACTTCATAATCCCAACTATATCCTGGTTTACCACTATGCACATTCTTAACACGAGAGTATGTGCTAGTAATACCCAACCAAGTCATGGATACTAACTTTTCATATAACTCTTTATCATTCAGAGTAATCATACCACCATCACCACAAGGCATAGTCTTCACTGCTTGAAATGACCAAACTGCAATATCACCCTTTGTACCTGCACCTGGTGTATAACAACTGTGAGCACAATCTTCTAATATAAATCCATCATAAAATTGTCTTATACTATCAACATCAGCAGGAACACCAGCTTGATTTACAACAATCATCGCATTGGTATTTGGTTTTAAACTTCTTCTAACATCTTCTGGATCAATACACATTGTATATGGATCAACGTCAACTATATTTGTTGTACAATTATTCCAAAGAGGAACAACAGCAGTAGTCATAAATGAAATGGTAGGATTTATAACATCACAATCTTTTATATTCAATGCTTTGAAAATTAAATCTTGACCATGAGTTGCACTTGATACTGCGACTGCATACTTTGCACCCACCATCTCCGCAAATTCTTTTTCAAACTTTGCAACCTTTGGACCTTTAGCCCACCATCCACTTTCAATGGTATCTCTTAATTCTTCAACCTCTTCCTTACCACCTAAAGGTTGAAGGACAGATAACATTTTATCACGAATTTCCATTTTGACTCCTATGATATATGAAAGTTAGAGAGATCTGATGTGTTACCATTTATCTCCCAAGCGTTCCTGATAATTCCTAACCATTCAATCCATTCATAATCTATATTATTTTTTTGAACAAAATTATAAAGATTATATTCTGAACCAATTTGTTTAGAAAGATTTGTATTTAATTGTTCCATACTATACTCTGCATATTCTACCATATATTTTGATTTCATGGAGAAAAACATATCATTATACAAAGGTCCTTTATATGATTCAAGAACTCTACCGTCCAGAAAAATGAAATCTGGATTTGAAAGCAATGCTTTCTTTTTTAAGGTTTCTGTTCTCTCAAAAACATATGGACAAGTATAAAAACGTCTAGCAGTAACATAGCATATATTCTCATACTTATCTATATCAGTTTGATCCAAGGCAGTTTTGAGTTGTAGTAACTCTCCCATACCTTTATTAGATGTTCCTATGTTACTTTCACTTCCTGTAGCACACATCTCTGTGTTGCTAAGATATTCTCTAAGTTCTTCATTCTTAATCTCTGCAGGATCATCTATAGTATTCTCACACACTAAAAAATCAAATGATTTTGGTAGAACTCTCTCTAATTGCTTCAAACAAATCAGATACTCATCCTCTCTAGCATCACATACATGTTCTTGTAGTTGTGCAGGTCTTAACGATACAAATCCAAGTGCTAAATTTTTCATAAACTTTCTTTGTATAGTTCGTATGTTTTTTCAATACCTTCACGCAAACCAACTTTTGGTTCCCAACCTAATGATTTTATTTTATCAACGTTTAAAACTTTTCTTGGTGTTCCGTTTGGTTTTGATTTATCCCACACTACTTCACCTTTAAATCCTACCACATCAGCAATAGTAGTAGCAAGTTCTTTGATTGTAATATCTTTACCAGTTCCAACATTTATAATCTCTTCTGAATCATAATTTACCATGCATTTAAATGCTGCTTCAGCGAGATCATCTACGTATAAAAATTCTCTCATTGCAGATCCATCACCCCATAGTGTAACTTTATCTTTTGCTTCATGAAATTTTCTTATCATTGCAGGAAGAACATGTGATGAATCTAAATCATAATTATCATTAGGACCGTACAAGTTTGTAGGCATCAAACTGATTGTATTGAAACCATACTGTTTACGATATGCCTGACACATTTTTATACCTGCAATCTTTGCTATTGCGTATGAATCATTGCTTGGTTCTAAATGTCCACCTAGTAATTGATCTTCTGTAATTGGTTGTTCAGCGAACTTAGGATAGATACAAGATGATCCTAAGAAAAGTAATTTTTTAACACCAAACTTTCTTGCTGCGTGAATTACATTTGTTTGAATCATTAAATTATCATAGATGAAATGACCAGGATAATATGCATTTGCTCCTATACCACCAACCTTTGCAGCAGCTAGATAGACATACTCTGGTTCATTCACTCTAAAGAATCTCTCTACGTCCATCTGATTTCTTAGATCCCAATGATGAGATGGACTTGATAATATATTTGTATAACCTTTCCAATGAAGTGTACGAACAATAGCAGACCCTACAAGTCCAGTATTACCTGCAACATAAACTCTACTTTCACTGTCCATAAAGCACCATATCCTCAATTAGTTGATCAAAACTTATTTTAGGTTCCCAACCTAATTTTTGCTTTGCTTTACTTGCATCTCCTAACAAAGACTCTACCTCTGCAGGACGGAAATATTTTTTATCTACTGATATTACTTTTCTTTTTGTATTCCAATCATAACCAAATTCAAGTTCACCTTCACCCATCCACTCAATATTAAAACCAAAGAATGGTGCTGCCTTATCTACAAAATCTTTTACAGAATATTGCTCTCCAGTTGCAATCACATAGTCATCTGGTTCATCTTGCTGTAACATCAACCACATCGCTTCGACATAATCTTTAGCATGACCCCAATCTCTCTTCGCATTTAAGTTACCAAGATATAAACACTCTTGTTCACCGACAGATATTCTAGATAGTCCTCTTGTGATCTTTCTGGTTACAAATGTTTCACCTCTTCTTGGTGATTCATGATTGAATAGAATTCCAGAACTTGCATGAATACCATAAGACTCACGATAATTTTTAACTATCCAATATCCATATAATTTTGCTACACCATAAGGTGATCGTGGATAAAAAGGTGTTGTCTCTGTCTGTGGGGTTTGTTGAACCTCACCATATAATTCAGATGTAGATGCTTGATATACACGAGTCTTCATCTCCATACCTAACAATCTAACCGCCTCCAGAACACGAAGTGTTCCAAGACCATCTACCTGTGCTGTGTATTCTGGTATCTCAAAAGAAACCTTTACATGACTCTGTGCACCTAGATTATAAATCTCATCTGGTTCAATATCTTTGATGAGATTTGTAACACTCATCGCATCTGTAAGATCACCATAATGAAGTTTAATCTGTTCATATATGTGATCTATTCTATGAGTATTAATTAATGAAGCACGACGAACGATTCCATGAACCTCATATCCCTTCTCTAATAGAAGTTCTGCAAGGTAGGAACCGTCCTGTCCTGTAATACCAGTAATTAAAGCAACTTTAGACATCATGTACGTAGCAAGGCACACCTGCAGGATCTAACCATTTGGTGTATTCAAAGTCATCAATCGCAGTTTTCAACTGCATAAAATTATCACAAAGGTACATATCTTTGTAACCATTGTGAGTGTTCCACTTCTGTATACGATAGTCTGGTTGACCATTATCAAGTGGATCAGGCATCTTCACATACCTGTATGGATCATTCTGTACAAGTACTTCAATCATAATAAAATTGTATATACCCTATTATAAGGCATACACTAGGTATAGTCAAGTAATTATCTGAAACCGTGTTGAAATAATTTTTGTACAGGAACTTGTTTAATCTTATCTACAATATCAGTTTCTATCTTATCTAATATATTAACATCAAGATCCATGAATGGTGGAATGATACCTAACATTCTAAGTAATCCATCTACAAATAGTGCAAGAGTTGTAAAACCAAGAATCATACTGATGATTGTAGCATCACGATTGTGCTTCGCCATTGACTCTTCATCAATTCTTGTTGCTTCTGCGACTGCTTCCTTTACAGCATCAGCTATCAGAGCATCAACCTCTTCTTTAGAGTATGTGTACTTACGAATTTTTTCCTCTGTGACTGTTCTCTCTACAAGAACTTCACTTAGCGGGAATTCTGTGATTAATGTTTTGATCATGGTATCACATTAGAATTTTATTATCTATATTAACAGTATATTTCAGTATGTCAACCTATCCTGATATTTCCATCGCTGTAATAGATGATGCCTGAACTCCATCATACTCTGATTGATTTTGGTGAGCATGACTTCGATTCACATACACAACGACAGAGGAGTACGCTGCTAACTGGATCTTATAGGTAGTCGCACTAGTTGTACTAGGAGAATCAATAAATTGGAAATGTGGAAAAAATGTCGAGTATATATCATTACTAGCTTTATAATCACAAAACCATTTTGTAACTATCGGTCTATTTCCATCAGCATCTCCTTTGTAAATGTGTGTTGAACCTCTTAATAATCGAAGACAACCACCATAACTATTAGATAATCCACAAGATATATCGCTCATAACTAAAATTCTACTATCAGATCTTGTTGGAGTTATTGTTACCGCAAGACCAGAATCGGTAAAGTTATGTCCTGTTGCAATCGCAGAAGATGTTGTTAATACACTTTGCTTTATCTGTATGATACCACCATAACAATTTGCAGAGAGTCCATCTCTCGGAATGATTCGATTAGTTCTTAATTCTGACATTATGCTGATACCTCCATCATAATAATTTGATTGTAAACATTATACCCTTCCTGATCACCTAAACCACCAATTCCACATCCAGAGGAACCATTTGCAGCCATCCATAATTCATAAGTTATAGCTGAAGTAGTTGCAGGTGAATCCCACCATTGAACAGTCATAGGCATTTGATTGTTAGAACCACTACCATCATTTGTATAAGCAGCCATTGTTGCACCATCTGGGTTGTTTACACCTCCATGACCAGTATTACCTAATGGACTATTTGCTACATATGATCCTCCAACTTTTCTACGAATAATAAATGCTGCTGTTGCTGCTCCAGAAACCCAATTAGCAGTAGTTGTTACTGTAACTAGAACTTTGCTTGTATTAACTTTTGGAGTAATAGTTCCACTTAATCCTGATGCAACATAATTAGTTGAAGTAGTTTGAGAACGAGAAGTTCTAGAACCTTGAGTAACTTGAATTACACCACCTCCCCCTCCACTGGGCACACCAGAAGTTGGAACTATTTTATCGACTCTTAATTCTGATGCCATGATTTATGAGGGTTCAGTTGGCCAAGTGACTGAGGTAAGATCTAATTTAAAACTAGAATCTAACTTTGGAGTTGCACTTGCAGGTAAATCTCTCAGTGCCTGACGATATGTTTTCCAAGCATCTGATATTGTTAAATCTGATGACGCTCTCCAATCGGTTAATGCAATTCTTTTATCTCTTTCTTCACGCAATAATCTCATTGGTTCCGCTGCATCAAGTTCTGCGATTTTATCTGTTAATTCTGTTTCTGTAGGTTTTGTTTGACCACTATCAACCCACTCAAGACCAGAGTAGTCAAAACCTCTAAGAACCCACTGTGCTCCTGGTTTTAATTCTTGCAGTGCTGCTGGAATGTCGTATTTCATAATATGTTTTATTTTTATTTAGGTCTTATGAAGCAATGACTTCATGAATTTGGATTGTTCCCTCTTTTGGGTTGGAACCACCATAAGTTAAGAAATAAACAGTTTCTGATCCATTATGTGATCTACCTTGAAATTTTATTTTTACTGCACCTGTCTTAGTTAAAAATGCACTCCTTGAAGAAGATAAAGTGCTTGTTGAGAAAGTATAACTTAGTGAACCAGCACTTGATCCACCATATCCGAAAGCACCCCAATAATCCCAAGGTCCATGTGTAGGAGTGCTATCAATTCTTATATAGTTAGATCCATCATGCATAGCGTATCCAACCATTGCTCCACTTGTTGAAGATCCACCAGAGCCATTTTGATATACTGGAAAGTGAATTGTTATGAGTAAGTGACTATTACTACTTATTTTAGTAAAAGTAAGTTCTGCCCCACTCGCTGTAACACCAAAACCATTTGCGTTGGTTCCTGTTAAATCAATATCTGAAAGTGATGTTGATGATGTAACCAGTCCTGAATTTGTTCCATATCCAGTAGACCAGTGACCAGTTTTGATAATCGTTCCTGCTGGAGCATCTGACCAAGCACCATCTAAATCAATATTGGTCGCTTGTATTTTTCCGTTTGTTCCTAAATTTAATGTTCCCATGGTTTTCTATACGATTGTCCAAGTACCATCAATTTTCATATTGCTATTTAGAGTTACTGGTCCTGCATTAAGTGCATTTACATCTGTAGAAATATAATATCCACCTGTTCTACTTAATGCACTACTGAACAATAATGATCCATCACCAATATACAATCCAACTAATGAATGACCAGCACCAACTGGGTTTGATAAGTTTGCTGAATCTATATTACCCGTTACTACTCCCACACTCCTTGTATTCTGAGAGATTGTAAGTGCATCAACATATGATCCAGTTCCATAACCTTGAATATTTAATGCGTGAGTATCTTTATTAGATTCAAACCTCCAGTAATCATGATTCTGATTACCTGAATCATGAACTAAACGTAAATGACCACTTGCATTGGATTGTCCCTCTACCCATAGATCACCGTCTAATGTTAATCTACTACCATTGAAAGTAAACGCTGATTCACCAACTAAGTTAGTTCCTGTTCCACCAGTGATGACTCGGTTGTCTGCATTGTTTGATATTGTTGCCGAACCTGAAGAACCTGTTGCACCTTGGGCACCTGTAGATCCTGTCGCACCTTGAGAACCTGTTGGTCCTGTTGAACCAGTAGCACCTTGAGCACCAGTAGAACCTCCTGAACCTGTAGCACCTTGAGCACCAGTTGGTCCTGTAGGTCCTGTTGAACCAGTGGCTCCTTGAGCACCAGTATTACCTGTAGATCCTGTGGTGCCTGTGGCACCCTGTGCACCTTGAGCAGCGGTAGCTCCTTGAGCACCAGCAGTACCTTGTGCACCCGTAGGTCCTGTTGCTCCTTGAGCACCTGTTGCACCTGTTGCTCCTTGAGCACCAGTTGGTCCTGTGCCACCTTGTGCTCCTCTTGGTCCTGTGTTTATATCAATCCACTGTGAACTATTACCATCATTGTAATATATTGCTAAATCTCCAGTATCACTTTCCCACCATAAATCACCATTATTGACACCACTACTTGGTGCAGATGTGCTAATGTGTGCTTGAGCACCTTGCAATCCCTGATGACCTTGAGAACCCTGAGCACCTTGAGCACCTGTAGATCCTATTGCACCTTGTGAACCAACTGCTGCTGAATATCTTACCCACTTAGTACCATCCCATTGATACGTAACACTATTGAGTGTATACGTATCACCGTTACTAGGATTCGCTGGAAAATTAAAGGCAGCCATTATATCTTTTTAATTATTTATTACCACGGTAATGTTTTATTTTCCTCTACTTCAATAGAATAAAGCAAGGAATTAACCTCTTCAGTCACCTTATTTTCAATAAAGGTTACTTCAGAAGATCCTAAATGTGATTTCAACCATCCAATAACATCTGATTCTGTTAACGAAGCATATTCAGTATAAGTTCCAGATGGTAGTGCTAAATTAGTTGCCTTTCCATTTTCAGTATATGAAACTCCACTGTCTGTTCCTGTTAATTTCCAACCAATATTTCGCACAATTTGTCTGTTATCAATATCAGTTTTAATAATATCAAGTGATGTGATAGCCCAAGTTAAAGTCATTTTAGTTATTTATTTGTAAGAACAAATCGAATACATCTAGTAAATATTAATTTTTTTATTATTTATTCAATTAGTTTTATGAAGAGCGTTGATACTTATCACTGTTCTATCCACTGTTTGATTAGACATTCCTTGACTACCATGTTCAATCCAACTGGGAAAAATTATTAAATCACCGTTAACTGGTCTGAAAGTATGAGCATAAAAATTATAAGGAGTTCCATATGTTATATTACCATTCCAAATAGCAGGTATCATCGGATTTGGATTTACTAGATGTAGAGGACTACTAAAAGAATCCACATTAATATAAAATGCTGCAGACAAAAAACTATTAGAGTGACGATGTTCTTTTAAAATACCACCTACATCTTGAATACTGTACCAAGATTGAACTATCTTTACTTGATGTACCCCAGCCTCCTGTGCATATTCATCAAACATCTTCTGTATTTTTTGAGACAATTCATCACCCAAAAACGAAAGAATGTTATACTCTACATTGAAAGATGATTTACCACCTTTAACTAGTCCATCATCAGATGTATTATGTTTTTTTAATATTTCAATTATTTCTAATCTTTCTTTCTCAGTTATAACTTCACGAAACTGTTTAATTAGGGTAGGGAACAATTGTAAACTTCGACTTTCCATAATATAACCATAATATTTTAATTATAACACTTTTTTTAAATTATGAAGGTTGTTTGTTATCCATCCATATCCACATTTTAACTTGACCTGTTATGTATGCATCTATGAATGGATCACTATCATAACCAAAACCAAATCTTAAACTAGTAGGATAAGTACCACAAGTTCCATCGTAACCTGAACCTACCATACCATTATCAGAACTCCAGTTACAAGGTTGTTGACCAGAGTTATAAAAACCCATTTGCCCAGATCCTCCTATGAAAACTTGGTATCCACTTTTGTTACCGCCTGATGTAGTTCCATTTCCATATCCTCTGTTATTATAAGCTTGATATGAACTAAAGTATGAGTAATAGTGAGTACCATCATCATCAAAAAGGAATCCTTTCCAAGGAATATCATAACCTTTATGATCAGTTTGACTCTGTTGATTGATATTTTGTAGACTTCCACTATTTGAACTTGATTGATTCCAATGAGCCATCAAACACCAATCTTTACTGTCACGCATACCAAAATTAATATACATCTGTCTTGCACTGGACATTGGACTCACTTTAACCCAATAGTAACCATCTGTGGTTATGCTTAGAGTATTTCTTAGGTAATCTGGTGATGTTGCACGAGCAGCAGAGGCTCCATCTTTTGTCTGATTAACTGTTATAGAGAATGCCCTTGCAACACTAATACTATTTGATGTAGCAGTGATCGTAAATGAATATGTTGTATTACTACTAAGATTTCCAGTGCCACTCGTAGAAATCGCACCTGTTGACGTATTTAAACTTGTGCTTGGTGGTAAAGATCCAGAGGTAAGAGCGTAAGTTACAGAAGTTCCATCTGGATCTGATGCAGATACAGTCACACTATTTGAATTACTTCCATCATTCCAAGTTCCCAGTGAACCAGCACTTGTGCTCCAAGTTAAAGTAGAGTCAATGGTTCCAGCAGCAGCTAGAGTATTAGCCAATCCAGATGGGTTAGTTACTGTGATATTAAATGAAGCATTATCAACATAATTTACACTAGAAGCATTTGTGTTTGCAGTAAGAGTTGATGAATTACTATATGAAGTTGTTAGATTACGATTACTATTACTGGTAGCAGCTCCTCCTATGGATACAACTGCTCCGCTTTGGAAGTTACTACCACTGACTGTTATTGTAGTAGAATTATTTTCGTTAATTATACCTGAGAAACCTGAAATAACGGGAGGATTATCTATCACACCCCATCCATTAGTATCATATTTTTCAACTAATCCTAGTGACTCATTATATCTCATCATTCCGTATTGTTGAGCTGCTGTTAATCCAGAAGGTCTTTCTCCTGTTGTACCGTTCGGAACTTGAATTGCATCAGAAGCACTTGATGCATCAATAGTACATAAAGGAGAACCCATCACTCCTAATTTAGATCCATTAAAAGTTAAGTTTGATTCACCATTTAAATTAGTTCCGCTACCACCAGTTATAACTCGGTTGTCTGCATTGTTTGATATTGTTGCTGAACCTGAAGGTCCTGTAGGTCCTGTAGGTCCTGTTGAACCAGTAGATCCACTTGCACCTTGAGCACCAGTTGGTCCTGTCCCACCTTGTGCACCTGTAGATCCTCCTGATCCAGTTGCACCTTGAGCACCAGTTGATCCTGTAGGTCCAGTTGGTCCTGTAGGTCCAGTTGATCCTGTTGCACCTTGGGCACCAGTTGATCCTGTTGATCCTCCTGAACCTGCTGCACCTTGAGAACCTGCAGTTCCTTGAGCACCAGTTGGTCCTGTTGGTCCTGTTGATCCTGTTGCACCCTGAGCACCAGCAGCACCTTGAGCACCCGTGTTTCCTGTAGGTCCTGTAGAACCTGTAGCACCTTGAGCACCTGTTGGTCCTGTTGCACCTTGAGCACCAGCATTACCTTGTGCACCAGCATTACCTTGTGCACCAGCAGATCCTTGAGCACCTGCGGCTCCCTGAGCACCAGCAGCTCCTTGGGCACCTGCGGCTCCCTGAGCACCAGCAGCACCTTGAGCACCTGTTTCTCCTTTATCACCAGTTCTAGCAAAAGTAATTAAAATATCTTCATTCGCACTAAATGGACTAGTCGCTGATGAATCTACAGGACTTACTGTAATATCAAAGTAACCTGTGTTATCAGTCAAACTTGAAATTGTAAATAATATGAATTGACTTGAATCTAATTTATTAGTAATCTTAACATGACCCTTGATAGTGCTCGTAGAGTCATCAATAGTTTGTAAGAAGGATGCTATATCTGTTCCATCTTCATCAGTATCGCAAATATAAATTCCTGTCGCAGCGTTTTGTGTAGAGTTATCTAATCTTAAATCTCCTGCACCTGGATTTGCATTTGTTGTGTTTGCTTCAAACGTATAATAAAATGTAGCACCACCAAAGTTTCCTTCAGCACCTTGAGCACCTGTTGATCCTGTTGTACCTTGAGCACCTGTTGGTCCTGTAGAACCTTGTGCTCCTATACTAGGAGAGGTTCTTACCCATTTTGTCCCATTCCAAGTATACGTAGTACCATTTGCGGTGTACGTATCATTTACACTAGGACTATTTGGGAAATCGAATGCAGCCATTATTACTTATTTTTTTAATATTTATTAAGTCGCTGGATCAGCATATGGTGCTATTGGCCAGGTAATAGAACTCGGATCACTTTGATCTATATCTCTTACTGCCTGTCGATAAGTTGCCCATTTTGCTTTTGTATCATTATCAAGAGGAGAGTCTGGAAGTTGAGTCCAATCAGTATTCTTAAGCATATCTGCTTTCATTTGTATAATTTCGTCTGTAGTCATAATTTAACTGTCTGAAAAGTAGATGTAGTGATCGTATCTGGTATCTGTTCCCATGCTATAGGAACTTGATGGATAAAAATATCCATTGCTGTTCATAACATAACTTGAATTTCTCCAAGGATAATGTTCACCAGAACTCAATCTCTTATAGTGAATACCCCTAGAATTACCCTGACCATTATAATATTGGTCAGGTAGAACTGCTCTATTTAGATTTGTATTGTTAGTAATTGTGTAAGAACCACTTCCAACACCACTAGTTCCTGATCCAGTTTTCCATACATCAGAGTATGGAGTTCCACTAGGTGCTGTATTTGATCCTTCAGTGTAGTTATGATTACTCTGCCATGAACTATACGTTGCATTTCTCCATTGGATTCTCCATACACCCCAGAGAGTTCCACTATCAAATACTGACCAGTAAATATAAGGTGTAGCGTTATTACTAGTTCTACTTATTGATTCAGCTATAAACTTAAGAAAGTTTGCCTGACTCATAGTCTTACTTGATGTTGTGTTCATCTTCCCTTGCTCAATTATTACAATTGAACCATGACTACCTACCCAAGATGGTCCTCCAGATGGAATTGTGCCTAAGTTTGATATTCCACCAGCAGCCCATTGTTGGAAAGCTGTTCCTCCATCAGGACTAAAGTAATATTGTGAAAGTGCTCCAGTGGCATTTAAATCTCCTGCACTTGACGCAGGATTAGATGCAGTTCCTTTACTAACTACAAGTCCACCCCATTGAGTTCCATCATAAATTCTCAACTCTGCAGCTGTTGTATTAAAATAACTTGATCCAGATACTGGTGAACTTGGATTAGATGTTCCTGTAGGTAGATTCATTTTGCTTCCACCAATATCAAATGTTGTTCCATCAAAAGTTAAATTTGATTCAGCATTTGCAGTTGCTCCACCAGTCGCTGTTATGATTCTATTATTTGCGTTATTGGATACCGAAACGGATCCTGTTGGTCCTGTAGGTCCTGTAGGTCCTGTTGCACCTTGAGCACCAGTTGGTCCTGATCCACCTGTACTTCCTGTAGCACCTTGAGCACCTGTGCTACCAGTTGATCCAGTAGGTCCTGTAGATCCACCTGAACCCGTTGCACCTTGAGCACCAGTTGCACCTTGAGCACCAGTTGATCCACCTGCACCAGTAGCACCTTGTGCACCAGTTGGTCCTGTTGGTCCTGTTGCACCCTGAGCACCTGTGTTACCAGTTGATCCACCTGCACCTGTAGCACCTTGAGCACCAGTTGATCCACCTGCACCTGTAGCACCTTGAGCACCTGTTGGTCCTGTAGCACCTTGAGCACCTGTTGGTCCTGTCGGACCTGTTGGTCCTGTTGCACCTTGAGCACCAGTAGCACCAGTAGCACCTTGAGCACCTGTTGGTCCTGTAGCACCCTGATGTCCTTGAGCACCTTGTGCACCAACAGCACCAGTATCACCTTGAGCACCTGTTGGTCCTGTAGCACCTTGATGACCTTGAGCACCTTGTGCACCAGTTGGACCTGTGCCACCAGTGTTTCCTGTTACACCTTGAGCACCAGTTGGTCCTGTTGGTCCTGTTGATCCTGTTGCACCCTGAGCACCAGTTGGTCCTGTTGCACCTTGAGCACCAGTCGCACCAGTAGCACCAGTGGCACCTTGATGACCTTGAGCACCTTGAGCACCTGTGCTACCAGCAGATCCAGAAGCACCCTGAGCACCTGTAGCACCTGTATTTCCTGTAGCACCCTGAGCACCAGTTGATCCTGTAGCACCTTGAGCACCCATAGGACCTACGTTTATCGCCACCCACTGACTACTATTTCCATCATTATAGTAAGTGTGTAGATCACCATCATCACTATCCCACCATAAGTCGCCAGCACTTGGACTACTAGGTGCACCTGTAGATATTGTTAATCCTGCTGCAGCACCCTGAGATCCAGCAGATCCAGAAGCACCTTGAGCACCTTGAGCACCAGCAGCACCAGCAGCACCTTGAGCACCTGTTGATCCAGCGTCACCAGTTCTTGCAAATGTAATGGATACATCAGAACTATTCGTAAATGATGTAACACTACCTGAAACATACGCTACTGTGACTTTAAAATATCCTGTTGCCTCTACTAATGATGCGATTGTATATAAAACAAATTCTTCTGGATTTGTTTTGGTTGAAACTTTTACATGACCCTTGATTGTAGATGTAGAGTCATCAATGGTTCTTAGAAATGGTTGTATATCTGTATTAGTGCTCCCCCCATCAGTATCGTCAATATAAAGAATACTTGCCGATGTTAAATTAGAATTATTGAACTTTAAACTTCCAGCACCAGGATCGCTGTCTGTAGTATTTGTAAGGAAAGTGTATTCAAAAGAAGCTCCACCAAAGTTACCATTTACACCTTGTGCACCCTGAGCACCAGCGGCTCCTTGAGCACCAGCAGCACCTTGAGCACCAGCAGCAGCAGTCGCACCTTGAGCACCAGCAGCACCTTGAGCACCTGCGGTTCCTTGAGCACCAGTAGGTCCTGTATTACCTGTTGCACCTTGCACACCCTGAGCACCAGGATCAGGTATTCTCTGCCATGCAGTTCCATTCCACTGCCATCTACGACCTCCTGCAACGAAGAAGTCATTTAACGACGGACTATTTGGAAAATTCAGAGGCATTATCTACTTTTTTAAATATTTATACTACCTAATTTCAAAGTCCATTTTGGTTATCTTCCTTCTACTTCTTGCTTCCTGCCATTCAAGTTGCTCATTTGATAACCCACTATCTTCTTTTACTGAATAGGTATTTAACATAATAACCTGACTTAAATCTACTGCAGATATAACATCTCCTTTAATTGTGGTCATGTTTGAGCATCCACAACATACTGATTTCCCTGCTCGTGCTCTTACTTCTTTATTACATGCACGACATCTTACTCTGATTGGTTCCATCTTTAACATTCTAACCTGTGCTTCATTCACTTTCTTTATATATCATTTTAGTTTTATTTGTCTACACACAAAATAATTACCGACTGCTTTACAGGAGAATGCTTTATCTCTACTCATCTTCGCCAATAAAAATGTGATTGAGATAAGTTGAATTACTATAACGAGTGGTAATCCAACTTTTAATAGTGTCTTTGCTTTACTAGTCATTACAAATGTTACGATATCATAACTATATATCACCAATCATCTTCCATTTCTATTTCTTGTACAGGACAAGGTGGTGCTGTTCTGTGATAATTAACGTGTAACAACTCTATGAACACAAGAGAACAGACCAATATCATATTGATCTGAAACAATGGATGTTTGAGTAAATTCATTATATAAAAAAGACCCCTACTATGTAGAGGTCTTTGTATTAGATCGTTACCGACTTAGAATGTGAACTTCACACCTGCTTTTGCAGACCAGTCAACGTCATCTTCTGCAGTTACACCAGAGATTTCTCCGTAGAACTTATCGTATGAACCACCGACATACCCGATGAATTCTACATCACCGAACTCGTCAGTTGTTTCTGTATGAGTCACTGTTGGACCACCAGATACATACCAACCAATTCCACCAGGTGTTTCTCCCTCATATCCAACTACTGCTTCTAATCCACCAGAGGTGTATGCACCATCAGGGTATGAACCAGTTGCTTCCAAATTGACGTATGGACCAGCAAAGGCTGCACCAGCGAATAGGAATGGAGATGCTGCTACTGCAGCGATTGTTGATTTAATAGACATTTTGTTTTATTTTATCTCGCAGATACTAAAAAACCTGCGGATGGAAAATCTTTCGACTAAAGATTTTTACATTCTACGCAGGGGCACGATCTTTCGATCCCGTTGTTCTATGTAATGGTATTTAGTATAGCACTATACTATAAGTGTGTCAAGTGTTAAGATACAATTATATTCCTGCTAAATAAAGCTACATCAATAGGTAAATTTACAGATGAAAAAACTATTGCCTATATTATTGTTCGCAGGATTTAGTTCTCCTGCTTTTGCAGATATAACTCATAAACTAAGTTCTAGTGTCCAACTAACCGTGAACGCAGCTGCAACACAGGTTGAGAGGGTTGGTAATACATACGCTGTAAGTGGAAACGGTCTCGATAGTACTTATGGTTCTGGTGACAATGCTGTAACTAATGGTATCGGTGGAATGACTTTCTCATCAGGAGTTGGTACGGTAGCAGATACTACGTTCACACAGGATGTTCCAGGTGCAAGTTTCAGCTTAAGTCAGTCATTTGTTCAAGGTGATGCATTATCACAATCTGCTCCATCCGTTGGTGCTGTAAGTAACTTCTCAGATCAAGTTTCAACAGCATCAGGCACAGCGGGTACTCTTGCAGGTACTATTACAACTTCAGGAGCGATGACGGTAACTGGTGGTGGAGCTGGTACTGTTGCAACTGGACAATTCGTCAACGAGTTGACCGTAAACTAATTTTGTGGTATCATGAAAAGATATAGTATACTACTACTTCTTTTTAGTATCATACCATCTGCTTATGCAGTGCCTGTGGTCCCGAATTTTACGCAGGGCTCGATGACCTCAAATACGGAAACGACTTCCACGGTGTCGGAGACCATAAATTCTATGAATTACGATACTGGGTATCAATATGTGATAACGGGCACAAATATACAACACGATGGTAACACTATTTCGGCACCTAATACTGACCAAAATAGTAATACAATAAATGGAGTGACTTCGACATGGACTGGTTTAGACCATACACAAAAACCAAACTTCACTCTGGTAACACCAGGAGAACCCTTTCAATTCACAGAAAGTTATTCTGGACCAGGGCTCTCAAATCACACAATAATACAGAGAACCACCACTATCCAAAGCGTCACAAACACGACAAGCACGTTCTCAAACTGATATCATTGTGTCTCACAGTTGGAACAGCAACCCCATCATTCGCTTCAGACATCGGGGGTGTTTCTGCTACAGCAAATCCAGTAGCGAATAGTTCTGGCTCAGTGACCAACCAGGCAATACAAGTTTTACAAGGTCCGTATATAACAAACACATATGGTAATGGGATACAATGTCAAGGTCCTACCATGAACATAACACCCTTCGCCACAGGAAATATTGCAGTAAAGCGTCCTTACGAATCTTACTATATGGATCCAGTGTACAATAATGTAGACGCAGATAATGACGATGTGCCAGACAATCCTGGTCAAATTTTATATTATAAACCAACTCGGACAGGACAAAAAGATAGTAGTACATTATCAGTGGGTATATCTGCCACTTGGTCAAAACCATTAGATAAGAAATTACAAGAGCAATGTAAACAGGCAGCAGAAGCAAATATAGCATTAATGAATCAATCTGTTGCAAATAAAAGATTAGACTTTGAAATTGCAAGATTAAAGAACTGTGGTGAACTAATGAAGGCTGGAATTATATTTAAACCAGGCACTGAATATGCGAAGGTATGTGCAGATGTAATGTTAATAAATCCACCAGGTGTCGTTGCAAATCATACTCACGAAATAAATACAAAACCACCCATCAGTACGGATGCAAGTGTATTGAAAGAAATATCAATCGGTAATACTAAGAAATAATTATCCAATCATCCAAGTATTAATAGTGTATCTATTACCAATAGGTTCATCTACATAATGTGGATACATAAAATAGACAGGAAAGACTATTGCCTCTCCACGTTTTACAGTAGTTGTATAATCTTGAAATGGAAAATGAAACTCTCCTTTTTCATAGTCATTATTTAAACCTATAATTACACTTACATTTCTATGATCTTCATTATCAAGATTTTTATCTACATGTTCTCTGGTATTACCTGTTATTTTTCTAAGTTGATAACCTGTATCACTACGAACTCTAAAGAAAGGATACTTTTCTCCATATTTTTCTAACACGTCTTCAATTGTTTTAAAAACCATATTATCTAACTCTGTATGTGGTCGTAACAAAATTTGTTTACCAATAACATTTTGAGCATCGCTGTGTGCCAGATCAGTAGCGTCATGTAGATTATCTTCCAAATATTTGATTAGTAAATCACAAGTTTCAGAATCTATAGTATTTTTAAATTTTTCTATTCCTGTTTTCACAATAATTATTTTTTCTTCAAAGGTGGTAGTCCTTTCTTTTCACGATACTTATTTGATATAATCTCAGAACGGGTAGGTGGTTCAATTTTCTTACCCATCTTTTTTTGTATCGTTTTCCATATCTTTGTAAGTATCGGTTTAACTATTCTCAATATAATTGGTGTCGCAGTCGCACCTGCTGTTGCGATAACTGCGATAGCAAGTGCGTTGGTTGCCTGATTTGTAGATGGTATAAATTTTTCGAGTGGTGTAGTAGGTTCATATATTGTCTCACAGACCTTACCATCATCACTTAACTTATGACCTACAACTCTTTCATCACCTGATTGTGTTAAGTCACCAACTCTTAAATTACCTGGACCAGGACAAGGAACATCTTCTTTCTTTCCTAAGTCACCAGTATCAGGTATCTCAGGTGGTTCAATCTCTGGTGGTGGTTCTACAGGTGGTGGGGGTATTTCTCTTTGTATTAGTAATTGTTCTGGTGTATATTCCATCGCTTCATATGATGGATATTCACCGTGAGGACACAGAGTTGTTGTACCTTTTTCGTCTTGATTTACCAAATCTTTATCAAAAGGTAATTTTGATACGTGATCTTTATTATCCTGATGCATCTCCACACAACCAGGTATTTCTACAATCGGAAATCCTATTTGTGTTGTGATTGGTGGATGATTACTTGGAATATTAGGTATACCATTCAACCAATGTTGATTACTTACAACATTAGGTATTGTAATATTTGGTACTTCAATTTCATTTATTGGGGACATATACACCACCAGATTCTTTAGGCATCACAAATTTAATTTGATCGTAAACCTCTTTCTCGATAGTTTCTTTCAACCATTTTCGATTCTCATCAACTCTTTTATCATACCTGTTTATGTTGTATAATAAAGCAGTAAAAATAAAAAGGTTGATACCTATAGATATACCAACACCAATTTTCAATAACAGTTTCACTAAAATCCTAATGGTATTGGTGATGCAGGTGCCTCTGGTGTAGGTGTTGAAGGTGATGGTAAACCTAATCCACCTGAACCAAGTCCACTAGGTAATACTGATTCCATTACCTTACTTTTGACGTTTTCGATAATCGCATCCTTATTGAGATATACAATCCCAACAGCACCAACGACGGTGATAGATACAACACCACTTGCAATAGCGATTCCATTGATAATTTTTTGTAACATGATTAACCCTCCTGTAATGTACCGAAAGACCTTCGTATTTCACGAAGTTCCTCGAAGTTTTTTTGTTTTGTACCACCATCATATGCCCATGCATATCCTTCGGTGATCATTTTTTCGTTGAGTGATACATCATCATCGCCAACGTATAACCAACCAAGCAACCTACCATACTTACCCATGCCACCGACAAGTTCTGTTCTGATAGTAAGTTCTTCATCTCCTTCCAAGGTTTCTTCTAAATTTTTTTTCATC